AAGTCTGAAAAGGTTGTCGATAGTATCAAACTATGTGTTGATGAAGTAAATGATAAAACTCATCATCAAATAATAGAAAAATTCGAAGCAAGAATTCTTATTAATGACCGTAACAATCAAACCCAAACCAAAGGAATAACCAAATGAAAACCATGCTTACCGTTTTATTGGTACTGGCAACCGGTACCCTTTCTGCCCAATCTTACTCAGAAATCAAGAAAAACCACCCCGGTGCTTTCGGAAGCCAGGCTAAAAAAGACAATGTTACAGTTTATGAAAAAGCCGATATCAACACCCCAACACTCAGGGTTCTTGAGCTAAATGAGTTTGTGCTCGTTTACGATTCAACCGATGTGTTTTACTTTGTAGCAAAACAAAAGGATGGCGCTATCGGGCTTGTTCTGAAATCTGAGATTCTAAACCCTTCAGAAGTTGCCAAAAAACTGGCAACTAACCGGCAAATAAAAGCACAAGCCCAGGGCGTGCCTGTAGTTCCTCTCACCCAGTATAAAGTAAACGGTGCCGGTATTGCTTTTGCCCTTTTGTCTGCCGGGCTTGCGTGGGATTTTGCTATGGAGGCAAAGGATTATAAAGATGCATTGAGTGATACGAAAAAACTATTTCCAAATGGTTTTACAACCGATGAGCAGAAATCAACAGAGAAAAGATCTAAGAATGCTCAAGCAAGAAAAACCATTCTTGCTATTTTATGTGGTGCCGGTGCAGTTGCCGGGGTCATTCTTTCAATCGAATCGGTTTCTATTGAGCCGATCAATAAGGGCGTTGCCCTGAATTACACCATCAAGTTTTAACCCGGAAATGAGCCATCTCTTGACAACATTTTTAAAACGCCGTACCTTGATAACGCAAAAGTTTCTTACGAGGGGCACACCTCTCTTTTTCGTTACCCATGTTTTTACGTTTTTGTAACTGAAAAGGCGGAGTTATACCCCCGTGTTATAACTGTAATGGTTATGACAAGACCCCCCTCGTGAGGACTTTTGCAACGGGAAAGGTAACTCCGCCCCCTTTATTGGGAAACCAAGCTTACCATAATCCTCGCAAAAGGGATTCACGAAAATGAAAACGACTTCTCGAATACCTCAGATTTTTTCCTTCCAAGAACTTCCGCTTCAAACGCATATCGACGAACACGGAAATCCGTGGTTTGTTGCACAAGATGTTTGTAGAATACTCGGATTAACCAATCCCAGTGATGCAATAAAGCGACTTGACCCAGATGAAAAGCTGGTATCGCTTTTATCCCGACCAGGTCAACGTCGACCAGTTTCACTTGTAAGTGAATCAGGTTTGTACAAATTAGTTTTGCGGTCAAATAAGCCTAAAGCAAAAATATTCATTAAATGGGTTACTGCAGAAATGTTGCCGGCAATCAGAAAGACCGGGCATTATGAGGTTCCGGGTAAAGCCCTCCCGCCTGAGCGTAAGCAGCTTCCCGAAAAAAGAAACCATAACCGGCTCGATAAAGACCGGCTGATCTCGATTCTGGCAGATGTCTGTCTGGTAAGAGAAACGGAAGTTCGGGAACGGTTGCTGGCTAAACTCACCGGGGGGAACCATGGTCACTATTAATGAGCATACCATTACGATTCAGATGAAAGGTGGCCCAGATGAACTCGATGGTACCATCAGAAGTCTGCTTATGGCGGTAGCCTCGATGAATGAGGATACCATTCTGAATACAACCGAGTTGTTCCATATCATGAATCTGGTTTCTGCTATGATTCCTGATCTGGCTAACCCTAAACTAAAACTGCCCAAAGAAGAGGCGTAAACCTGCCTCTCTAATCCCTCCGTTCTAACGCCTACCCGGATTCTGTGCAATGCAGGGTCCGGGTTTTATTTATAGACGCTCCCTATTAAAACCAAAACACCATTGAAATTATCTTTCATAATTGTATTGACAAATAGCAATACAACGCCGTATCTTTGTTATAGAAACTAAGACAAACGGAGACAGCCATGACAACTACAACCAGCAAAATCGAAATTCTTTCCAGTGAAATTGGTAAAAAGGCAAATGGTTATAAATTTAATTATTTCACACTCAGATTAAATGACACTGAACTGAAGATTTACACTGGGTTTGTTTGTGGTGGGCATGGGGTGTGGTTACAGGGTGGCGGAATCTATATTAATTTTGCCGGAACCCCTCACGTTTCAAAAACGGTTGAAATGAAAAGTGTTGAAGTTGAATTGACTTCCGATGAAATCGAAATTCTTGAATACGCAAAGGCAAATTTATGAAATACTCACTCAAAAAAGACCGGGTTGATGAAATCCGGTCATATATCTGCCCGGGAACAAATATCTGGATTAACCTTTTTGTTGATGTTGTTTCAAAAAGGTACATGATTGAACACGGTATTTTCATGGAAAAAACAAATGGATTTCCGCTTGATGTTACCTACTCAATTATTACCGGTGAAAGAGATGGCTTTGTTGAAGGTCTACAAACTCCCGGACAGGTTGGTCAGTTTATTCTTGATGAACTCGACCGGCTAAACGAAATGCGGACAAACTGTGTTATTTCACCAGATTATTCAGATGATGGGGTGACGATGGAAACAATAGAGAATATGGTTATTGCCTGGACATATTTTCAGCAAAAATTTGTTAAGGCAAAGGAAAACGATCAGATTATTCCGATCGAACATGTTGTTACTGCTTATAGGGGGATGCAAAATTGAAAATTAACATCCTAAAAGCATCGATTCGGAGAAATCCGAATGCAGGAAAAACCTTAACTGTGGTACCCGGCAGACTGGAAATTAAATGTACCTACACCGGGAAAATACCTGACTATCTTAAAGATTTAATTCAAATAACAACTCAAAGAAGGTCTTTCGATAAAACTGAATCTGTTTTTTACTGGATAGGGGAGGTTCCACCTCAACTTTTGCAGGATAAAAATTGTCGAATAGAATATAAACAGGAGTACATTGAGCATCATCATTTGCCCGATCCTGATTATTTTTTTAAATACGAAAATCCACTGATTGAATGCTCTGAATGTAAAAAAAAATCAAGATTTGAAATAATAGAAAATGACTGGGTAACTGATGACTGCCAGGTTTATATCTGCCCAAATTGTGAGAGTACTGATGGGTATCCTGAATTTGAGTTCCAATCTATTGCCGAAGCGCTGAGTCAGAGAGAAGAAATGGGGGTGCAAAAATGAAACCAAAATATGATGATTCGAGATTAGCGAAACAGCGGTCGATCAGGTTTACGGATGCAGAGTGGATGGCACTGAGGGCTACTGCAGAAGAAAAAAATATGTCGGTGAGGGAGTTGGTACTTACGGTTGTACCACAATTCAGCAGGATGGATCACGGATCTGCTGGGGTTGTTTTAAAACCAGTAAATTATGAAGGTAGAAAAAAATAAAAAAAGCCCGGTCATGCCGGGCTTTTCTGTTAAGATGGATCCCGGATCCCCGAAAGCGTTCGGGGCAGGCTAAGTCCGGGATGACAACAGGGGAATTATTGAATCAGCCAATCCTTGATATTATTTTCCATCTGTCTGATGTTTTCCTGGTTGACCCCGATGTATTGCCGTTCCGGCATTTTCATGACATACGATGTCTGAGTCTTTGACTCTTTAAAGCGTTTGTGACTGCTTTTTGCAAAGACAGCCAGATTAGCGTTTGACTTCTGTCTCATCAGCTCACCGCTGGCCTTTGTTCTGAGCCGGGTTGTAATGGTTCGGTTTACCTGGATTTCGCCACCAAACTGATGAATTGCGGCATACGCCATATTGGTTGAAACGCTGGCCGTGTCGCTGGTGTGTGCGTTTTGAATGCTCTTTGCCAGAATCCCCTGATCCTGCAGTATAGGATGAGCGCTGCCCCTTTGTTTTATCCTGGCTTTTGAAAGTTCTTTCCAGGGTTTTCCCAGGGTTTTCCCTTCAGACCGGAAGTTATCTTCAGTGTAAGCAAGCAAGTCTTCAGAGATGGATGCCATGACCGGGGTCAGATTGCCCAGTTTTCCGGCAAGTTCCTGCAGTTTTTTCCCGGCCAGGTTCTTAACAATGGTCTGGCTGAACATCAGAAAATTTCTCCGGATGAAATAAACTCGAATTGCAGCTGCAGCACGAATAAAATCAGGCTGATTCTTGTTGTATTCGTTTCGAACTGAACCCCGCAACTTTCAGTGACTTCCAGTTCTGATTCAACCCGGATGGTAGGGATCAGGAACAGGTCGGTTTTTTGGGGTGAAACCGTAGCGATGATGGAAAAATTAAAGTCCAATTGAAGCCTCCTTTAATCAGGGTTTATGGGGGTTGCCGGTGGAAGGTCAACGGTCTGACCTTTGAGTTCATGCCAGCAGTCACCCAGAAACTGAATTCTTCCTTCCCGGATGAAGCAGTGGCAAACCTTTGTAATGGAATCAAACTTGCCTGTTCTATTTTTGTCTCTTAGCCCTGCATACCATTCATCATATTGTTTTCTGCCTAATTCAGAGAATTCAGTCCAGGTTACTAAAATTGATGGTGAGATAGTTGGTTTAACCAGATCCCCGTTGAATTGCCAGATCGTCTCATTAAAACCATGGAAGTCACCGCATCCCGGACAATCAAACAAATAAGTAAAGCCCCAGTACTGATCTGGAGGAACTTGTTTTAAAACTGGTTTCATGTTGATTTCCATAAGTTAAAAAATGATTTCCCCGTCGCGGATCCAGAAGTGGGCATTACATCCGCCGTTGAGTAAAATTGATGAGGATCCGGCAACCAGGGAAATATCCCGGAAGTTTGTTCCAACCAGATTCCACCTGCCGGGTTTCGGGTTTACTTCGGTGGAAACTTTAGGTGTCCAGCAAATAATAGAGTGAACTCCTTTTCCGGTCATTCCACCATCCATGTAACACTTCGGGCAAAGAAACCAGATACCGTCAGCATTGTTTATATCGGAAACAACGTGATGGTGATTTGCGGCGGCCGGGTTTTCACCAGGCAGAATATCCAATTTGAGAAATTGAGGACTAAGAGTTATCAGTCTCATGGTGCTTTTCCCATTTTTGATTTTGCTGCAGCATTCAAAATATCCTTCGAATAAACCTTTGTATTTGGAAACGCAGCTTGCCCCTTATCATATCCCCAACCTTTTCCGGTTCTGACTGCTTGTTTGCCACCCAGAAAGACAGCAATGTCCGCCTGCGGTCCGGTTGGATCTGATTCCTTCAGGGGAACCTTTTCAATCTTGATCAGTTTTTCAGCTGAAGCTGCAACCAACCCGCGGCTTTTAAGTTCATTCTCCCGGAAGGCACGAACCCGGCACCGGCATCCCCAGTCGATCGGCGGATAGAACTTTGACCAGAATGGGTCATCATGCGGATACACCTTCCCGGAAACGGTATAATCGAGCAACCGGTGAGAGAGCCGGGAGCGGTTATCCAGGAGAGACACCCATCCCCACATCGGCCGGGTTTCAGCATTTTCTTTCATTGCCTTCCACCGGCCAACTGAAAAGGCAACCTGCATATTGGTTTGGTAGATGGTACGCAGCCGGCGGACGGATCCGAGCTGAACTTCTTTATTCGGGTCAACCCCGGCCGGAAGTGCTGCATCTGAAGGAACGTCTTTTGCAGGAACCCTGCCCCACCATCCTTTTGCCTGAAGATCCGGGATAATCCGTTTCTTAAATTCGTGGAAAGTAATTCCGTCCTGGATGGCATCGGTTACCCCATCCCGGATGTCCTGCAGGATGTCCATTTTCATTACCTTGGCAACCGTAAACGTTTTGGAGTGAGCTTCCTGCCAGGTATCCGTCCAGTCCCAGGAGAACGAATACCCTTTGGCCTCGAAAGCTTTTACAATTGCTTCGGGTTCCAGGTCAAAAAAGGCAGAAAGATCGAGTGGTTTTGACATGGTTAATCTAACAGGTTATTGTGGGCATGTTCGGGCACATGACAGATGAAAATAAACTCCTCACTGAATTCACCATCCGGTTCCTTGGATGTGATGAAAAGTTCACCGGTAAATTTATGTTTCCAGATTTGGTGTCCCTTGCCGGTTAACCATGTCCCGTCGTGATTAACGCCCAGCCGGAAGGGATGTTTTTCACCGATCTCGATGTGGTTTGATGTCAAAATTTTGATCGTCACGGAAGGCCTCTAATTTCGATTTTAAGGCGTTTTCTTTTTATTCGTCCTGATAGACGGAAAAAAATGGTTAAATAAGCCCCGTAAAGTCTAAATGGTGTTTAAATGGGGTCTCATCAACTTACTCGCCCGCATTCAATCTTCCCCAGATTTCAGAAATGAAAATGGCTTTTCGTGCTGAAGCTTCGAGCTGGCTGTCATCCATGTCCGGGAAGGTTTTTGCCAGTCCGGAAAGGATGTCATCAAAGGAAGCTGAATTACCAATCAGATCCAGTACTGGCTGAAGAATCAGATCCATCATTTTTCCCTGAACATCAACCTGATCTTTTGAGTCAGATAAAAAGCTGATGAATAAATCAAGCGCATCCTGGTCAGGAAATGCTGAAGAATCCGCATTTCTGAATTTGAGCACGCCTTTGTTCTGATCTTCCATTACTGCAGCAGCTGGAGTTGCGGGATTTGCTGGCGGATTCGCCGGTTCTGGTTTTGAAACAATTGTGAAATACTTCGGATCAATGTTGTAGGCATCGGCGATATAATCCTGAGTGAATACAACTCCGAGTTTTTCCTGCAGTACCGCATCCCGATCGGCAAGGTTCTTATCAACATCCTCTTCTTCGTAGAATGAAAATTCGGGAGTTTCACCAGAACCGAAATTAAATTCACAATACCAGTCAATCAGGGTTTGGATAACTTCCTGCACAGTATCGGCATCGCCGGCATTCACCTGGTCAAGTTTGCCTGCCTGAGTTTGGCCAAGAGCGTTTGAGCCGTTTCCGCCGGTGTTATCCGTCGTCAGGGTTTGGGTAAGAATGGCCTTTGATATTTCGCGATCGCAATAATTGATCAGTTGCTCGTAAATTGCGGCATTTGCCGAAACCGATTTTGCATCGAGGATCTCAACAGACTGATCATTATAAATAACAGCAATGGCATCCTGAACCATATCGTCAAGTTTTGTGGCCAGATCATCCATAATAGTCTGATCGGTACCCCTGGGGACTTTCCCGACAGCAAAAGGCATCCCGTACTTTTCAGTGAATTGAACCCAGAATTTCAGGCCACCCCGTTTAAAGGTCACAGGCCAGAAGCAGCGGGAAAGTAGCTTTTCGCCGTAAGGATTCATGTAGGTTGCATTGTTTTGGGCAATCAGAAAAGATTTTTCAGGAACAAGTGTTCCTTTGTTCAATCCCTTCATACCATAATCAAGAATGAGTCTATTCTCACTGTCGAAAGAAAACCACTCCTGAGGCTTTGCTTCGATTGACTTTAAACTCCAGGGGATGGTTCGGATGTCCCATTCAATCTCAATGGGTTGAAATCCGAAAGGAAGACATTCCAGAACCTGATTAATCAGCCTTCTCATTTTGATTTTCTTTTTGAGAAGCTGATCGACACTTTTCGCTGTTTTGCTTTTTGTCTTTCCGCGGTCAAGTTCCCAATTCAGTGACAATACCCCGGCCTTCCGTTGCTGGACAGTCGAAAATACATGGGAGTCTGAAAGTAGTTCACGGTAAACTGAAATGTCTTTTCCTATTTTCTTCAGCACCGGGTCAGGATCTGGGAGATAACCCAGGAGTGAAAAGTCATAAGGGTTATTTTGCCGGGTTGCAAGCGCAGAGGTTGCTACACGGGTAGACTGATCTGAAAACTGTTTGAATTCGTGGTTATTTAACCAGATACCAGGTTTGTTCATTGAAGGATCCTGTTAATTTAAAACCCTGAGGTGATAGATTGTTTTCTTTTCCGGGTGACAATCAGCGGCGGCCCGGAATTGTAATCTCTGGCCGCATTCATGGCTAGTGTCCATGACCAAAACCGGTCACCGTGGCCATCGGTTTCATTTCGGTTTGCATCCAGCCGGATTGCACCGGTTGCCGTTGTACTGCGCTGAATGGAGTGAAAATCATCCCGGATTGATTGCTCTGCCGGCAGAACGGCTTTCCCGTCCTGAAGCTGATTCCGGCCGTACATTGCCAATTCTTCTTTCGTAGTATTGCTGAAAAGAACCGGCTCAACCCGAAACATACCAAAATCAGTCTGAGCCTCTTCAGCTAATTGCCGGCCGATACCGGATGAATCAATACAGGCCCGGCGCATATTTTTCAGAGAAAGCAAATCGTAAAGGATCTTCCTTTGATCAGGGAATGCCATTTTAGGCAGCTCGATTACCTTTCGTGCATAGGAAACGTCACCTAAAACTTCATTGATCCAGAAAACAGTAAGATCCTTTGTTCGGCCAATATCACCACCCAGATAAAGGTCACCGGTGCATTCTGAAAGCTCTTTCAAAACTGTTTCAGATTCGTGTGCCATGTACAATTCATAAGTGATGAAAGCCGTAGACTCATCAACGGCCACACACATATATTCTTCATTGAAAATGGTTTCATCCCGGCAATCCCGCTTGATATCGGCAATCCAGGCTTCCTGTTCTTCCTGGGTAGTTGGTCTGCCTTTGATCCGGTCGAGTAAACCCTGACTGACAGCATCCCGGATGGTTGTAGTATGAAGGGACCAATTTGTTTTTTTGTTTTTGGTATCTTCTACAAAGTGGTAATACAGGCAGTTTTTCCCGTGGTGAGTTGAGATGATCCGAATTGGAAAACCCCAGGTTGTGGCCGGTTTGGCAGCCTTCCAGAGTTGCCGGTCCTGTTCGTGAAAGGCAAATTCATCAAGAACGACCTTTCCACCTTTTGACCGGAATCCCTTGGGGTTTGAAGAAAGAGCTGTGATACGTTTGAGTTTGCCACCAATATTAAACTGAATGACATAGGTTTTGATGTCCTTTTTTTCATTGTCAAAAATGGTCTCATCAAAAACCTGGGCAGCAGCATTAAATATTTTTGCAAAGTCAGAGCAATAAAGAATGTATTCCCTGGCTGCGGAATCATCAGCTGAAGAAAACCAAACTGCAGGAACATTACCCTCAACGATATCCCGCACATCCTCAAATGCCTGGACAAACGTCCACCCGATCCGCCTTGATTTCTCAGCAATTTTTATGGGCGACCGGTCGTTAAGCCAGGCGATTTGGTAAGGCAGAAACATTTGTTCAAAGATTGGGTTTGACACCGAAGATATCCTCGAATAAAGCAGCTAATTGTTGTTTTTTCTGATTAATGCTGTCTTCAGCCTGGTCAGGTTTTTTATTCCCTTCCATAAAATTCAGGAAGGGTTCGTCAGTCATTTTTGCAATGCTATAAGCCTGTTTGAAGGCTAGAAGAGTCATTCTGCTTGGATTTGCAATTGCTTCAGTCATCGTTTTTCTTACCAGATTTCTGACGCCATCAGCAATTTCAATTTCAAACTCTTCATGTTTTTTCCGCTTGTTATCCCAATCTCCTTCAACCTTCCAGTTATAAAGGGTTTTCCGGGAAACCTTACCTTCCAGGATTCCGAGCACAGCATCCAGAGAAAGTCCCTGGGCGACATAAAGCCGTTCAGCTTCAGCCAGGTACATTGCGGTTTTAGCCATTGAGGTCTGACTCCATTTCTTTGATTTTGGATGCCAGTTCTTTGTATTCATCCTGGATGTTTTTCAGTTCCTGGACGGAGACCAGTACTGCATCCAGGTCGAGATCCTGAAGCTCGTTGTACGGGCTCATTTTTTGCTGAACAGAAACGAGATGTGCATCTGCCTTTAGGTCAAGATTTTTGAGGAGTTTCCGTGCATCGGCCAGCCGGGCTTTCAGAATATAAATTTGATCTCTCAGAATGGACATACTTTTCCTTTATGATTTTGCAAAGTCTTTAATTGTGCTCAAAAGCGTTGTTACAGAGGTTTCAAGCCGGATTGAAACTCCACTGTGCTGAAGGATGATCTCGTTGTTTTCCTTGATCGTGGCAATAAGATCCTTTTGGGTTTCCATCGCCTGGCGGTTTAACTCCATCAGCTTTTTATTCATCGATTCCACACTGGATTGATAGCGGGAATTCATCTCATCAAGTCGGGCCTGATGATTTTCGATGAGCGTATTGATCTGGCTCTGGTGAGATGCATTCAATTCAATGATGTGTGCCTTATTATCCTTGATGATTGCCTTGATTACCTTGATCAGGTACCCAGACGAAATCAGAAAAATAAAAAGCATAATCCCGGTCATGACGTAATCGGCTGTGATGGTTCTTGCAACCTCGCCGGCAGAAGTGATATCCATGAAAATCCCTTGTTTTCGGTTAAACTTGACCCGGTTGAATCCGGCTTTGGTAAATACAAAAATCCTCATTTCTTAATAGCCAAATTAGTGAATGGTTCAAAAGAATGGGTTTTAGATAATGGAGACCTTTGTACTTACGATGTCCGACAAACAAACCGAACAGGTGAAGGATTGAAAATGAACGGAAAATTTTTCCAGGTATTTAAGGCCGGAAACTACCCTCAGGGAAACTTCTCTGCAGAGGATGTTGCGGCAATTGTTGATCGGTATGATCCGACCTTTCTCGAGGCCGGAATCTCGATTGACCACGCAAAAACAGGCCCCTCATGGGGTTGGGTTGCAGGATTAAAAGATGAGTCAGGAATGCTTCTGGCTGAATTCAAAGACGTTGTTGCAGAATTTCAGGAAGCTGTCAATCAGAAGCAGTACAAGCGGGTTTCGGTTGAGATTTTCAAATCTATCGATATGCCAGGGAAAGGGCCTGGTCCGTACCTGAAGGCAGTTTCGTTCCTGGGTATTGCAGCTCCTGCAGTGAAGGGTCTTGAGCCTGTTGCATTTGCTGCCGGCGATGATATTGAACTTGTAACCGTTGAGTTCGCAGAGGATCCGCAAACGATGGTAATGGTTTCAGAAACGGAATTCAAGTCCTTTTCTGACCTGGCTGCCAGGGTTGAATCTCTTTCTGCAGATCTGCAAAAAGCCCAGGGTGAAATTGCTTCTTTTGCAGATATGAAAGCTGAAGTTGCTACGGCAGGTTCGGCTAAAGAAGTTGCAGAACAACGCCTCCGCGATCAGTATCTGATCAGCAGAAAAAATGATATGATTACCTGGATCAATGAGCGGATCGCTTACGGATCTGTAACACCGGCACAGCAGGAGGATCTTTTAAAGGTTCTTGCTGCCCTGGATAATGTGGTCTCGTTTTCTGAAGACGGAAAGGTTACTGAAGAGCCCACTGGTGTGGTTGCGTTTAAATCCTTTATCGGCAGTCTTCCAAAGCTTGTAAGCACAGAAACGATTGCAAAGAAGCCAGGTGAAACTGCCGCAGATGATGCCGGTCTGGCATCCTTTGGTGATGCAACTCTGGATCCCGAACGTACTGAATTGCATCGGAGAGTGTTAAAAATTCAGTCTGAGAAAAACATACCTTATGATCAGGCCCTTAGCCTGGCTGTAAAACAATAACAAAAACGGAGTAAACCAAATGCTAAAAAAAGACCGGATCGTCGATCCAGTTTTGACCGAGCTGGCCAGAGGGTACACAAATGCCCAAATGATTGCCACTTCTTTATTCCCGGTTGTTGCGCTTGACAAGGAAGCTGGAAAAGTCCCCTCGTTTGGGAAAGAAGCTTTCAAAATCTACAGCACCGAACGGGCTATCCGGGCAAAATCCAACAGGATCCTGCCTGAAGATCTGAGTTCTATCGATGTGATCACCGAAGAGCATGACCTGGAGTATCCGGTTGATTACCGGGAAGAAAATGAATCCATGCTCGGAAAAGAAAAACATGCAACCCGTGTTGTTTCTGAAGGTATTGCACTCCGTCTGGAGAAAAAGGCTGCTGACCTGGCACAAACTGCAGGAAATTATCCTTCCGGAAACAAGAAGGCGCTGACTTCTACCGGTTGCTGGAGTGATACTGCAAATTCCGTTCCTCTCGTTGATATTGAGGCAGGAAAAGAAGCCATCCGCGGAAAAATCGGGCATTACCCGAATACTGTAATCATGGGACCGGCAACCTTTTCTGCGTTAAAAGTCCACCCTCAGGTTATGGATCGTATTAAATACTCCATGAAGGGTGTTCTGACTGTTGATCTTCTGAAGGAAATCATCGGTGTTGATAATGTGGTTGTTGGTAATGGTATCTATGCTTCTGATGCCGGCGTTTTCGCTGATATCTGGGGTGATAATTTCATCCTGGCTTATGTGAATAACCAGGCAAATCCAACTGAATATGATCCTTCTTTTGGGTACACGTACAAAAAATCCGGGTATCCTCAGGTTGATAAATATGCCGAAAATGGCGGAAAAGTAGCTATCGTCCGGTCAACTGATTTCTTCGTTCCGAAGATTGCAGGATCTGATGCCGGTTACCTTATCTCCAATACTGTAGCCTGATTTTAATTAGCCAGGCTGATTGCGGTCTGGCTAATTGCTCGATTTAACCGGAGAAAATCAAATGGCAAAAACTACCGCCCGGAAATACCGGGTGATCGATGGACCGATCAAGTCTCATGATACTGAGTATGAAGTCGGCGACACTATTGAATTGACAGATAAGGAAGCTAAGGGATTGTCCCAGTTTGTGGATCTGATCAAGGAAACAAAATCTGCTGATTCCGGAAAATCCGGATCAGAAAAATAAGTAAGAGGATTGAATGAAAACGACTAATCCTGGTCTCATTGTTACGCTTCTGGCTGCCGCCGCTTTGGTGAAAAACAGATTTATTGGTTTTGACGGCAATTACCCTTCAGCTGATGGTAAATCCTTCGGTGTCGTTAACGACGATACTGATTCAGGATACTATGCAACGGTTGTGATTGATGGTATTGTCCTGGTCGAAGCCAGTGCTGCAATTACTGCCGGCGTGGCTGTAACCACAACCAACGTTGGAAAAGCAAAGGCAGTAGCCTCGACTGAGAAAGTAAACGGATATGCACTCGATGCAGCTTCTGCAGATGGTGACTTAATCCGTGTTCAACTGAAATAATCCACCGCCCAGTGATTTTAAGGGCATAAAGGCTCGCTCCGGCAACGAAATCCGGGGCATTAAAATCCGGAGGGTGAAAGCTCTCCGGATTTGATCTAAAAGGAAGAAAATGGCATACACCACTCAAACCGACATCGAAGTTCTGATTCCACCGGATAAACTCCTGGAACTGGCTGATGATGATAATGACGGTGATGTTGATGCCGGAATTCTGAATCCGATTATTGCTGATGTGGATGGCTTGATTGATGGATTTTGCCAGGCAAAATATACAGTTCCTTTTATTACGGTTCCTGCAATTATCAAGTCTATTTCGAAGGATCTGACATGCTTCAGATTGTACCAGAGAAAGGTACTTGTTGAAACCCCTGAGGCTGTTCTTTCCCTTCAGAAAAATGCCATGAAACTTCTCGAAAAAATTGCTTCAGGTGAATTGGCTCTGGGAGTCACAGTTCCCGATACCGGGGTGATCAGAACTAATAAAACCTCTGATGACCGCACGTTTCCAAAATCAGTTCTGGATCAATACTAATGGGACTGCTGACTGGTATCCGGGATGAGATGATTGTTTTTCTGAATACACAGAAAGTTGCTCTGGGTGCTAGTCTTATTGGCCGGTACTCAGGGGAGATTTCAAGAATTAATCAGCTGACAATTAATACACCGGCAGTTCTGGTTTATATCCCTGAGGGAGCTGGTAAGGCTTCCGATTTTACCGGCCGGAATGTAAATCATAATCCTTCAATTGGCATTTACTTCATCGTTAAAAACCTGAAGGGTGAAGGCCTCCATGTTGATATAGTGACTGACATGATTGATTTACTTATAAGTGAATTACCTGGGAAAACAATAGATATCAATGGCCGGAAAATTTACATCGGTCTCGACTATTCTTATGCCATCGATCCTGATGGATTTGGATCTGCAGGTGTCGCTGTCGGAAGTATGATTTTACAATTATCGGATGTAATGAATTAATGAAACGATACCTATTTCTTTTGATTTGTCTGCTGGCTGTCTCCGGCTGCTCAACCACTGGCTCGGGTCCCGCACGCGTAGAAACTACGGTCCGGGTTCCGGTCAGTCCGGTTGCAGAATTTGACTTGCCGGCAACTGAATTTCGCACGATTCTGGAAATTGACGGTGATGTGTTTGTTCCTGCAGATTCCGGTAGGATGGTTGAAATTCAATCAACTACCGGAAATGATCGGTTGGAGCAGGCTTCTATTGTCTCCCCGGTGAATACATTGAAACCCCGGAAAACTATCCGGGCCCGGGTTTTTACCTCTGCAGTATTTGACAGCTCATTCAGTGTATTTAAACGGTTGCGGATTGAGTTTTCATCCGATCCGGCTCCACACTTTAATTTGGTTGAAGTCAGGCTTGATACATCGATTATTCTGCAAAGCTTTTATCCGGATGACCCGATAACAGAGTCACCCCCAATCTGGCAGAATTATATCTTCTGGATTTGCCTGGTTTCAACTCTATTTGCCGGCATCTTTTTAGGATTCAAATTACGTTAGGAGACAGTTATGCGGTTCTTATTATTCTCTTTTGTTTTCTTCATTCTGGCCCTGCTTGGATTCAACTGGACCATTGCTCATGCCTTGGAATTCTCTTCGTTTTCGGCAGCACTTTTAAAGGTCTCTATTTTTCTCTTGATCGTTGCCTTGCTTGACTATATCGTGTTGTGGGAGTTCGAAACGTTCACAGAAATCATTCAAAATAGGAATATATCTTATGCGCTTTTCATTCTTGGCCTTTTTATTGTTTGTGCTGCTGCTGTCCTCAGCGTTTAGTTTTGCAAGTTCTCCGCCTGAAAAAAGCAAGCCGCCAATTGTTCTCCTTGCAGCTCAGTATGTTGGTGTCCAGGAAGTGACCCCAAACTCCAGTCCGGTTATTGATTCAATGCTGACAGTTGTTGGTCTTCAGCCTGGTTCACCCTGGTGCGCTGCAGATGTTTCTTTCTTACTCGTGAAAACCGGAGCTGTATTCCCGAAACCCTCACCAACTGCGTTGGGATTCAGGGATAGGCGATCGTCAATTTCTGCAGTAGATGTTTATTCAGGGTTTAAATATGTCTCGGACGGATCCATTTTTATTATGCAAAAAGGGGTTACGTGGCAGGGTCATTGCGGAATTGTTAATGAATTTACTTCAAAACTAAATTTCAAAACTTACGAAGGAAATACTTCAAAACAACCGGGCACAATCCGAGCGGAAAGTGATGGTGATGGCCATTGGGCCAGATCCAGAACGGTTGAACCCTGGAATTACTTCGCAGTAAAATGGTTTACGCCAGTCAAATACCGATCGGATTTTGGTCCACTAAAAGCCAGGTTAAAAGAACTTAGGGGAGAAAGTAAAGGTGACGGACTTGTGTCCAGTATTAGCACAGAAGGCCGGTGGAATTATTTCGCTTCTCCCCATTTATATCAGGCGAAATTCAATTTCTTAAAGGCGGGTTAAACTACCCTTCAATCGAGATTTAAACAGCCCTGGAAACAGGGCTTTCGTTCAAAACTAAAACGGGAAAATTGAAAAATGGCACAGCCAAAATCAAAACGGGTAATTAAACTCGAAATCAGAAATGTTATTGCCGGTGCAATTGGTGCCGCTGCCTTTGGCACCGCCAACCTTGAAATCGGCGCCGGGTCAATTCTGAAAGATTCAAAGGGAATCACTTTTAAGGAAGGCACCTTTGATCTAAGTTCCGGTGAAAAGCAATGGAAGAACGGCCAGGGAAATGTTGACTTCAAATTCACTGAATGCCAGCTTTCTGCCGGTGCTACTGAGGCAAATATTCTGACCGATATGAATAACGGTGTTCGCTGTCAGATCAAGGCCACCTATGATGATGCTTCAACTGATGTTTGGGGTGGTACTGCAGGAACTCTTATCCGCCTAACCTGGGAACCGAAGGATGGCGCAAAGGTTTACACCTTATCAGCTGATAAGGATGCCCCAACACGTGCCGCTCTGATCACTGAGGCATAACCCATGGTAACCCAATCGAAATACGATCTGGTCTGTGTTGTTGCCGAATCGGACCAGTATTGTGCAACTCCAATCTGGATTGACCTTGTTTTAAAGGATTCGAAGGGTTACACTAAAAGTAATCCTTCGAAGGATCTTCTTAATGGTGAAAAGGCGATTGTTTCCACAATGCATGAATTAGAATTGAAATTCATGGATGCTTCTGGGATGGCACAACTCCGTACCTGGTATGAAGCTGGAACCAAGGTGAAAGTCTTCTGCTTTGGCTATAATGGTTCATTGATTTGGAATGTAGGCTCGACGTTTATAATGTCAAGTGAGCCAGATTCAGGTGACGGCAGTCCACTGGTGTACTCACTAAAAATGAGTGAGGCTGGGATAAGGGATATACGTAACGGTATAAATCTGTTATCTCCATCTCTTTCCAGGGGCACTTCTACATCATGGTTTGGTACACCAACAAACGGTACATTTTCCTCAACTTCAAAAAACGTTGGTTTTAGTTTGGGCAATGAACCGATTTTTAAACTGACACAGGCGACGCCGGCACTTGCTGCAGTATTTACAAGATCCTCTTCGGGTGGTTTCAAAATTCCGGTAAAAACGGGAATGAAATTTTCAGTTTTGGGAAATACTTACCTATATAACCAGGCAAGTTCTTTTAACCGCAAAATTGGGTTAAAGGTTTTTGACTCAGTTCCGACTCAAACGGAATTACTGGTTATTTCCGATTCGAACGCTGGAGAAAGAACTCTATCTGGCACAATTACCATTTCAAATGATCTAAGCCGGCATGCAGCTCTTCATCTTGAAGTCAATAACACTGGCGGAACTGCAACTGGTGAATTTGATGACTTGATGCTGGTTTACGGCGAAATTGTACCAACATCTTTTAATGAAGGTTGATATGGCTAAAACTCAAAAACCAAAATATTCCGTCCTCCGTGACTTCATTTACACTGAAGTGGATAATAGTAACCAGCAAACAAAAACAATCGACGTTTCAGCCGGGGAGCAATATCAGGAAGGCGAATACTTTGAAAAAGGAAAGTATCTGCCGGCAGATGTAATTCCACAATTTGTAAACGATGAAATTTTAACTACGGTAACGGAGTAAATGATGTCCCACATCGATATGAATTGGACTGAAGCCACAAAGCAAAATATTTCAACATTTGCTGAGGGAATACTTCTCGTGCCAGTAAATACGGGATATGTTGTACTTGACTCAGATTGTGAAATCAATATTGCCTTTGATGATCAGGATTCTGACGGTACCGATTTCACAAACTCAATTCGCATTCAGCCGAAATCAATTGACCCAATCCGGATACCCAACCGACTAGCTCAGGCAAATAATGGAGTCCTGTATCTTCATATTAAGCAAACTGTTTCTGCTGCAGCCCAGTACTGCCGTGTTCTCTGGTTATGAGACAACGGTTAATCCCTTCAGTCAATCGGCCGTGGAGTTACAGACAAAGGCAAACGGTCTCTTGGGATCCGGATGCCCTTGTTTTTATTTCCGCCGCCGGAATTCCGGCCGATACCACAATCCTGTATTCAGGTGCTGCTCAGGAGATCACCGGCCTTGAAATCTGTAATGCTTTAAATCAACTGGTTTTAGATTTAAAAACAAATAGTTTATGGACTGCATTCTATGCTTTACATCCAATTATTGGAGGTAATTCAACTGCCCATTCTAAGAATCTTATCAACCCGGCTTTACAGACAATGTCATTTGTCGGATCGCCAACCCATAACGGAACAGGGGTACTGTTTAATGGAACAACACAAAGTTCTGCTGTAACGCACGTACACCCAGACAATCAAAATGTTTGCTTTGGTGTGTACACGAGAAATGCTCCGATTGGGTACTACATCGATGGTGACAACGGGCGCATGTGGCTTACTGATGCTTACATTAAGCTATACGGAACAGCAAACGCACCTCTTTCTGGGTGGTTTAATACTGGTTTGGTGTCAATATTCCGCAATAACAACACTCAATCAAATTTTAAACGCAATAGTGGAACTATTCAAGTTAAGACTGATAGTTTGAACAATTTACCAATAACCTACGATTATAGACATTCAAACAGATCAACAAGAGCACCGTTTAATATGTCATTAAGTTATAAATCGAGAGCATTGACAAATGCAGAATTCAACACATTCTACACTATTGTACAAACGTTTCAAACCTCATTAAAAAGACAAGTGTGAACTTTTATTTTATTCTCACACAACTGTTTATCGATCAATATCAAGGGTTTATAATTGGCGTAAACCAATTTAACGCCGTCCAGGATATTCATGGACGGTGGGTTTGCTCCGTGAACTCCGTTACCGAATTCCCCGAATTATTTGTCGGAAATGCCTTTCCGGTTGTTGCCCTATCTGAATCTGATTTTCCAGTATATGATGAGCTTGGGACTATTGTTACCCCTGATTCGAATAATGATGGTCAAATTACTGAACCCGAAAAACAATCGTTCTGGGATAAATTTAAAATCTGGTGGAACTCTTAAATGCTCCTTACCGGCACCGAATATATCTGCATTGTCGCCGCCTCAGATACGAGCTTTGCCTCACCGGTCTGGCTGGAAGAAATACTAACTGAGGGAGAATACTCAAAGCCAACTGACGGGCCACAGCTATGGGATGACCAGTACTTCAACACTGTAAAAAAACACTCTTTAAAAGTTGTCGTTGGTGATACCGATCAATTTCTACAATTAGAAACCTGGGACTTAGCTAATACTCCTTTATTTATCTATCTCTTTGGAATTGACGGATCTGTTATTTGGGAAGACTCCGCAACTATTCGCACATCCCGGAAGCGGGTATTTAAGTTTGGGAATGTGGATGGGCTCGAAATCCAGGCAAAGAAAACCGGGGCAAATCTTAATATTATCACCCGGAAAAATCTCCTATCCACGGAAATAGCCAATGGTGCAACCTTAACCGGAATCACAATTGAATCTGGCCTCACCTTTACTTCTACTTCAAAAAATGGTTCCTTCACCCTTGGTTCAAGCCCCGTTTATAAAATCACTAAAACGGCAACAGATGGTTTAATATACCACAAAGCTGAGGTTAATAAACGGTTTCCAATTAAAGCTGGAATGGTAGTTCAGGTTGCCTTTGATACTTATGCCGGTGCGAATAATTCTGATGGTAACCCCGGAATAAGATTAACCGGATACAATGGGTCTGATGTATCAACTGAAACCTTTTTAGTTGGAAATGGTGCATTTATAATGGGCCGTTTAACCGGCACTTACATGTTTACAAGCGCCTCAACCCGGTATTTCAAACTCTCAATTGTTGCAGATGAAACCAATTCAGTCAATGAGTTTGATAATATTGTTTTAGCCTATGGGTGGGCTGGCCTTCCAAAATTTATTGATTTTTAAGGATTTAAAATGAGCCAAAAAATATACAAGTTCGACGGTGTTGAATATAAGTTACGGCCATGCTCAGCTAAGCGTGCCGCCGATTTTCAGAAGGAATATGAGATTGTTGATAACCAGGCAATGAAAGGTGATTATGCACCCATGGCTATCCTCGCAAAAACAATTGTCGAGCGTGTCAATCCGAAATCAACAACGGAAGAGCCAGACTGGGTTTTAGATATTGATATGAAGGAAATCCGGGGAATCCTGCTGGATTTTTTTTTATCGTTCAATCCGAAATTAGCCAGTGCATTGATTTTATTAAACGAATTGAGTCAAGACGAGATCCGGACAGCAGTGTCCACCCCGAACCCTGGTCAATTGAGTGGAGACAAGAACAAGGCCTAACTGACCTGATTTATACGGTTGCCGGTGACGATCCGGTACGGGTCCGGGATATAGAAGAAACCTGTACCTGGTCACAAATTGGCCGGGCTTATGTATCGAAGGTTTCACGAACAGCTTATTACGTTGACAAAGTAGACTCCAAATGAAAAAGTTTGAAATTGAAATGAAGGTTGCTGATCTGACGATGGGAATCACCGTTGATACTGATTCCAGAACAGTTACAAAAACTGCAAACGGACAGGTTGTTGAGCTTCTTCAGGTTACCGATCCGGCTGAATGGGATGCCTTTATTTCAGTAATTGAAAAGCTTGCTGTGGCTGTTGAAATTAAGCCGATCGGACAGGAGTAACCATGGCCGGAAACGTTGTAGAAATCAAAATTCTGGTTGATGGAAAAGAAGGTCGTGCAGAAATTCAGCTCACTGATGAACAGCTGAAGAAACTTGGCGGATCTGCAAAAAAAGCCGGTGAAGACGGAGACGAAGGTCTTCAGAAAATGGTTAATCCGCTCACCGAAATTAACCAGGGTCTGGAGCTGGCTAAAAAGGTTTTTTCGATCTTCTCACAACCTATTCAAACCGCGGCTGATCTCGAACAAGCCAAGACATCTTTTGAAGTTATGCTCGGTTCCGTTGAAGCTGCTGACCAGGCTATTCAAACCCTCAAACAAAAAGCCAATTCCACTCCCTTTGAATTTACCGATTTACAATCAGCCACTCAATTACTTCTGAACTTTGGAATCACGATCGAGGATGCTTACCCGATCATTGATCAGTTGGGTGATATCTCTGGTGGGAATGCTCAGAAGCTTCAGCAACTTGCCCTGGTCATGGGTCAGGTTTCATCTGCCGGCAAGCTTCAGGGACAGGATTTGCTTCAGCTGATCAATGCCGGATTTAATCCACTTCAGGAGATTTCCCGAACCACAGGCCAGTCAATGGCTGACTTGAAAAAACAGATGGAATCCGGAGCTATCTCTTACGACATGGTCAAGGCTTCAATGGTTTCAGCAACCTCTGAAGGCGGCAGATTTTTCGGGATGATGGAAAAACAGTCCCAAACTTTAGCAGGACAGATGTCAACAGTTTCTGATGCCATTGGGCAGATTTCGGCTACTATCGGTCAGTCCATGATGCCTGTTGTCAGCGGATTTGTCACCGTAGCCGGCGATGTCACCTCCGGGCTGAATGCAATGAATCCGGCACTTGTTGGAGTACTTGGGACTGTTGGTTTATTAACCGCTGCCTTCGTAACTATGAGAGTCACCGGTCTTTCTGCTATGATCACCGAAGGCAATGCCTGGATAATGACAACCGGAAGAATGGCCATTGCAAACGCCGCCACTGCCGTCAGTACTGGCGGCCTTACCGCCGCAATCCGGCTTGCAACCTCTGCCGTCACCGGCTTTTTCGCTTCACTTGGTCCAATAGGTTGGGCTGTAATAGGAATTACAGCAATCGCCACAGTTTGGGGTATATTAAGATCAAACACTGATGAGGCAACGGAAGCAGTAAAACGGCATGTATCAGAGGTAAAAACACTTCGCGCTGAAAAGCTCCAGAGTGAACTTAATGATGTTAATGCCAGTCTTTCGGTTAATAGAGCCGCTATTCTTAGTGGAAAAGGCAATGAACTTGACCTTCAGCGCGAACAGAATAAAATTCTTGCTGAAAAAGAAAAAATCATATTAAGGATAAAACTTGCACACCTGGCAGTCAAAGATGAAGTAATTGTTGAGGCTGAGGCTGAGAAAAAATCTACTGAAGAAAAGTTCAATTACTTTAAAGCTCTTTCCCTTGAAACCCAGAAAGAGAAAGAAGTTAATCAGGCAATTCTCGACGGGGATAATGCCCGGTTAAAGGTTGCAAAAGAGGAACTTACAGTCCTTCAGGATAAAATTAAGGCATACCAGGCACTGAATGGTCTAAAATCAAAGCCTACGGTGCAAACTTCCTCACCTGACCTACCATCAACTATATCCACCCCACAAGTTGATGACCTTGCCGCCTCCGGGATTTCGACAAAATCAAGTCAAAACGTCGATTACCGGAGTGATGACCAGCGCTTTGCCAAAAATATTGCTCTTGCCAAATCTCAGGCAGATGCTCAAATTTCATTCGAGCAACTTACTACTGATCAGAAAATCAAACAAACTGAAGACCGGCTCAGAATCGCTAAATCCGGTTCTGACGAAGAAAAGCAACTTGCCAGTGATTTAACTAATTTTCACCTAACAAAATATTATGAGGAATTAGCTTCAAGGGAACAAACCATTCAAGAAATGCAAGGCCTCTGGATGAATTTTAGCCAGGATATTTTAGATACCTCGGTGACCGGAAAAGAGCGAATGAACCGCATCTGGCAGGGTATGAAATTGGAATTTATCCAGGAAACCGGGAAAATGGTTATAGCTCATGTTTTGGGTGAAAAAACAAAAACAGCGGCAGCAACTGAAGGCGCAATTGCACGGGTTGCTATTACCTCATGGGAAGTAGCCATTATAATCGCCAAAAAAATGGCTGCTATGGTTGCTTCAATTTGGACATGGTATATTACTTCATTTGGTCCATTATTAGGACCAGTTTTGGCAGCTGCTTCAAGTGTTGCTATAGTTGCTTTGGCAAAGGCCAGTATTAAGGCTGTCGGATTTGCAGAAGGCGGAATTGTTGACCGGCCTACTTATGCACTAATTGGAGAGGGTGAACAGAGGGAAGTGATTTCACCCGAACAAACCTATGTTGATGTAGCAAAAAATATTCTAATCCCAAGGGTAATAAGTGAAATAGATTTTTCCCAAATTAACCGTCAAATCTCCCCTATTTTAGAAGCTCAACAAATGCATAGTTATATACAGCAGGCTCCAGTTATTGATTACGACCGATTTTCAGAGGTGATGGGTAGAGTAACACTTAAACCCGTTATTGATGTAGATGCCAGAAAACTTGCGGATGCCAATGATCTTGGAATAGCTAAACGTGATGTTTTGAGGTCATAATGTCATTTGGTGGAAAATATATTCGTGTAGTTGCCTCCCTAAATAATAATTATTGGGAACTGACAGTATTTCAGTTTATTACTGCGGTTGGGGCTGATGTTTTAGACGAGCCTTTGGGAACTATTGATTATAATCCGATCCTGACGAGTGAGCTTGATCCGTTCGAGTTTGGTCTCAGACCAGAGACCGTAGAAGTCTCAATTACCCAGCCAATTCTTTCTTCCTTTTCCCTCTATAACATGGTTCAGAATAATGATTATGGAACATCGTATACTTCACATACGAAGGCTGGTTTTTTTCTTGAAGTTAAGGAAATTTCTTCCGGTACAACCTGGTATTATAAGCATAGAGCCGATCAAATTAGTCGGACAATAAATAATAATGGCACACAGCAGGTTAAGTTTACATTTTATAACGGGATTACTGAAGCTGAAAACTTAAAACAATGGAATTCAGCCGGAACATCCAGAAATTCAGCCTGGACAACTATATTTCAGACTGGTGTTTATAAAACAGTCCGGCAATATGTTGAGGCGATATGTTCTGGTAGTGTTGATTCTGATTTCGGATCAGTTAGTTTTTCTAAACGACACTGGATGGCATTCGTTTGTTCAAATTCTGCCACTGTCCACGGAATTGATAATATTTACCTTCCTGGTGATATTTTTTTAAATGGCACAAGTTCATCTAACGCGCTGCATAAAACCGGTGCCGATGTTTTGAAAGATTTACAAATCGGTTTCGGAATGAATATACAGTGGAACGGACTTAACCGACTTGCATTTTATCAAGCTTATGTTGGTTACGCAACTGAGGAAGTTTATGTTGCTCGGGCTGGGGAATCGATCAACGAAGATCCGTTACACTTTAATTCACAGGGGGTTGTGGTCAGTTTAAAAGACCAGTCAGCGACACCTAAATTTGTGCACAATTCGTTCGGGACTGTTTACTACGATAATAATGCACCAGTTGATACGAAAAATACCAAGCAGATGATCACCCGAATTTACAACGATTTAACAGGGAGCTCGTTTAGTCCTGCAATCGGAATGTTTGCCGACGATCCTATTGGTGGCGCAATCAATTTGTACAAGATTGTGACTGTTAATGGATATAGTACAAATGGTGAAGCACTTTTGAATTTGCTCTATGCTTATGACCCAACAGTAATGGCATTTCGGCAACGGAAAACAATGGGTTTGAAAACGCCAACCTTTGCAAATTCTCCCAAAGTAAATTTTGCAGGGAAAATCTGGTTTGATTTGAATCCTGGTGGTACAGCTGAATATCTGACTGGGAAAATATATAGTCTAAAAAGAAACTTTGGAACTCTATTAGACGAGTTTGATATGTACACTTATACTGCGTCTGCTTAACCTAAAAATATTAGCTAATTTAACCCCGATTTAACTATCTTTGAACCACTATTAAAAAGCTTCAAATTCAGCGGTTTTGAATGGTGCAAAAATTCTCAAACTAAATGCATTAAATTCTCAAACTAAATGCGTCGTTATAGAT